CTCCGACTTTCATTTCTTCGATCTCACTGAGCGCAGATTGAAAATCGGCTTCGGTCGCTCCCATGATTCTGGCCCAGCCTCTCGCCGGCAAAGTCGAAGTGCCCCGCGTCGATGAGGCGTGCAGCACGCAAATGATGTCGACCCACGCTCCGCGAGCGGCCAGCGAAAGGACTCGGGTATCAACCAAATAGTCCGATGGGTAAAACTGAAGGAAAGGTAGCTTGCTCATAAATAAAAAAACCCGACCAGCCTTCGCGGTGAAAATTGGCGCACGAAACGCCTCGCGAAAACTGGCCGGGAAATTGATCTATGATTCATGTCGTGCAGTAGGCTTTTCACGGCCTGCTCCTTGTTTATGCGATACCCTCCCCGCGTCAAGCCTCGCTCCCCTCGAATCGCTGCACGCTCACGTGAACGCCAATCCTCGCGTCCGTGATCGCCCAGAACTTCTCAACGCGCAATCGCGCCACCTGCGAATCATCGCGCCAAATCCGCCCGCCCCGCGTGATGCGATCAAGCACCAGCTTGGCGAGATTGTCCGCGTCAGGCTTGCTCACGTGGCAGACCGGCGCGCTCGCCTTCACGTGCCCGGCCTTGCCGTAGTGGCTTTTCGGCCGGCGAAAGAAGAAGGTGAGCTTGCAGTCGAACGCTCCGACCGGATCGAGTGCCCCCGTCGCCTTTAGCTCGCGCTCGATCCCGAGGTCCACCGCCCGCTTCCACGCGTCTGCCACGTCGCTGTCATACATCCGCGCAACGTGCTTAGCGCCCATCTTCCGGGCGAAGGCTCGCGCTCGCGGTTGACCTTTCGGGTCGCCGAAAATGAAGGTGTTCATTTCGTCCTCCCCATTCGCCTGACGAGCAGATGGTCACGCTCGGCCGGTGTGATGCGTTGCAGCGCCAGTCCGAGCCGCCGCGCCCGTGCGTGGACATTGCTCAGCGTCGCGCCTCGCATGACTCGGACGATCTCGCTCGGTGACTGCATTTCGAGCAGTCGCCGATCAATCTCAGAGTTGGTTTTGTTGTGCTGTAATTTTGATCTTACCATAAGGTGCCTTTCGTTTCTTGAACCGTCCGAGGTTGTCTCGGCCGGCCTGTGTTTTGCGTTCGTAAGCGAGGTAGTCGCTGACCCATTGCTCGTCGCGCCCTCGTCGTTTGCCGAGCGCGTGACCGAGCCAAAAGCAAATTGCGCTGGTGCAAACTGAGGTCGCAACGGTGATGACGAATAGTTCTTTCATATTTCGTGGTGGATTGAAATTCTGGTAACGATCCACTCGACCTCGGTTTCAAGTTCGTCCGCCGCGAGCAAAGCCTGTTCGATCGTGCAGCGCTTCACGACGCTGATGGAGTGCCCCGGCGCGCCGAGCGTGATCCGCCAGTTGTATTTGAGGTTCGATTTCATCGCTGTTTGTCATACCAGCCCGGCAGTTTCAACTCATGGATCGTCGGCTCAATGTTCGGCCAGTCGTTCGTTTCGAGACTGCGCTTCAGCCGCACGAGGTCCGCGATGTTCTCGTCCTGCCCTCGCGCAATCGCGTCGTCGCTCAACTTGTAAACCGCGACGCCGTAAGGCTCGCACTTCTCGACCGCGACGTAATACATCCGCGAGACTGGATATCCCAAGATTTCGTTGATCAGTGGCAGGTAGAATCCCGCCTGCCGGTGATAGCCGTAGGAGAACGCCGCACGCTCGAAGTTGCGGAACGCGTCACTGTCGAGTGACTCAACGGTTTTGATATCCAGCGCGTAAGGGTGAAAGTCGCTGATGTCGCATCCGCACGGAGCGAACCAGTCGGTCCGACATTGCAGAGCGCCCAAAGCGTTTGGCTGCAACTTGCGCCAAGTCATCTCCGGCGTTCCTTCCGCGAGTAGCCGCGACGCGATTGGATGCGCCGCCACCGCCTCGCGCATCGCCACGACCTGCGCCATCTCGTCGTGGTCGAGCAAGGTCTTGTCCGCGTGCTGCGCCGAGAATTCAGCGAAATGAATATTGCCCTCCTTCGTGCGCCGGTCGCAGTCGGGTCGCAGAATGTAACGCTTGGCGAATTCCTTTTCCTCCAAGATCGCGCAATGCACCGCCGAGCCGAGTCGGAAAGCGCCGGTGTCCTCGGGTGGCGCCAGAGTCTTGGCCACGTATTTCTTGAAGTAGAGCGCCGGCCGCCTGCGGTAGCACTCCAGCTTGCTGTGACTGATCGCCGGGTTGGCGTGGTAGGCTTCGATGGTCTCGGCGCTCATTTGGTGGCCTCCCGTGCGGCGAGCATTGCGTCGGCAAATCGGTAGCACGCCGCTGCAACATCTTCAGGTTGGTGGTATCTCCTAAAAGGGTCGGAAGGCGAAAAGCCAACCGCACCGGCCAACGCTTGCCCCGCGAAGTAGTCGCGTAGGGTCATGCCTTGTGCCGGCACGGTTGTTTCCTTGCCGTTTCTGTGACCGTAGCTTTCGCATGGAAACGCCGGTCCTCCGTCGTTAGTAGGCGTGCTCATTCTTTACCCTCCTTGCCCGCCGCGAGCCGTCTCTCAATCATTGCCTCGATCTGTTCACTAAAGGCTTTTATCAATAGCCTTGCCGCTTGTTGCGTCGCGTCTTCCGCGCTCAAGCCTTCGCCCATGATCATGCGCCCGTCGGCAGTGATGCGGAGCACTTCTTTGCCGGGCGTAACGAAGGCGTTCGAAGGTTCTGAATGGATTACCAAGCTCACGATTGCACCTCCAGCCCCAGCTTCGATTGCAGCGGGTCGATCTCCGTCTCGCTCTCGTCCTTGAACCGCACCGACCAGCCGACCTTGACGCTGACCTTCGGAGCCATTGCGAGCGCGTCCCATTCAACGGCGAACGTGGCTTTGGCCTTTGGCTCGGTCTGTTCCTCGTCGTCAGTGAATCCGTCCTGCGCCGCTTTCGCGATGCTGCGGAAGTTGGTTTCGAGCAGGCTTCGGAACTGTTCCGTCGCCGCGGTGATGATAGCCTGTGATTTGATTACGTTGTCGTTGTTCATGTTGTTTTCCTTCGTGAGTTCCAGAAATGTGCCGCGCCCTTTTCGATGTCGCGCCGGCCGATGAATCGCCCGCGACTGTCCACCGCAATGCCGAGTTTGTTTCGGCTGTAAGTCGTCTCATCGACGGCCTGCTTGCGCTTCGGCTTCGCGATCTCGACGTGCACGTCTTTGCGGCGGGTCGGCACGCCTGACTGTCTCTCGGGTATTTTTCTCATTGGTTGATTGCCTCGCTCAGCCCGCCCGCGAGCTTGTCGGCCAGCGGCGTGACGTTGATCTCTGCTGGCATGTCCCGCGCTTCCTCGGCGGTCCGCAAGCCCTTGAGGATGTCGCCAAATTGGTCACGCAGCAGGAATCCGCGTGCCCGGAATTTGCACATCCGCTTGGGATAGTCGGTCCATGGCCCGGCCTTGCCCCAGAGCTTCGCGGCCTTTGCGTCGCCCACTGTAAAGGTTTCCGATGCTGCATCGAATCCGCGGCGTTGCACCGTGACCGTGAAGCCGTGCGAGTCCTTGCCCGGCTCACCGACTTCGGTCTCTTTGTAGGAGACGAGCTGCCCGCTGGAGCGGACCAGCGCCAGCGCCGCGTCGCCGTAGATTGCCGGGCGACCGTTGATGACTGCCATGTTCTGGAGCGCCGCCATCGGCGTGAGTCCGATCTCCATCCCGAACTGGATGGCAATCATTACGCTCTCCGGTTTCTCCATACCCTTCGGTGCCCAGCCCGATGCGACTACGGCGCGAGCGAAGCGGAAAGCCTCGTCGATGCTCTGCAATTGCACGCCGTTTTGGCCGAACTGAATCGGTGCTTTGGTGGCGGTCTCTGCGACCGCGATCTCTGTTTTTACGTTGGTGTCCATGTTGTATCGTTGTGTGTGTTTCGTGTGTCCCGCCGGTCGTCGTTGGCCGGCGGGTTTCCTTTCGGGAAAGTGTTGCTCGCGTATTTTCGCACCGGCACGAGCGCCGTCGTAGGGTTCTGGTTTACGTCGATACCGGCGACAAAGATCAGAACGGCACGTTCTCGCCGTCGTCTGCCGGCTGCGGCGTGAGCGCGATTGGAGCGCCGCTCTTGCGCTGATGCCAGAGCGTGCGGCACGCGTTCTTGAGCAACACGTCGGCCTCGCGTGGCGCAAATGGTGTGCCGTCTTTCTTGAGCTGCTCCGGGCGATCCGCGCCATACCACAAAAGCTGTTTGTCGCTGAGTGCTGAGAGCGGCGTCCCAGTGTTCTTGCCGAAATGGACCTGCACCGATCCCGCGTCCGCGATTGCAATCGCCGGGAGTGGCAGAGTGGCCGGCGTCGCGGTCGTTGCGGTAGCAGTTGCTTGCGCCGTGCGCGGCTTTGCTTCGAGAGCGGCGCGGATGGCGCGCAGCTCGGTGAGGATCTCGTGATGTTGTTCGGTGGTCATTTGGATTCTTTCTTCAAAGCGTAACCGTGTTTTGCGAGCTCGGCCTTTAGAATGTTTAAGCTGCCTTTTCCGATGTTTCGGAGCCTAGAAATTTCTCGCTCTGTGTTGTCTAAAACATCTCCAATGCTTTGAAATCCTTTGTTGAGTAAAACCGTGCGAACTCTTCTTGGAATTTTTAGATCTGAAATCGGTGTTCGAGGTTCCTTAATCGGTCGTGCTGCATAATCAGCATCAGCTTTTTGCCGCTCAATAATTTCTTCGAGCTCTTTAATTTTCTTCTCACGAGTTCCTGCAAGTTCCCATCCTTCTTTTGCGTGATAATGATTTTTGATTATTTCATCTTGGATTTGAATGATCGAATGTTTGATTGCGTGATCAATCCAAGCGCGAAACATAGCGTGTATATTTCCGCTCATTTGCTTTCTGTAAGCGGCGATTTGTAGGGTGTCTTTCATTTGGAAAGTGCTTTGACGCGCACGCCGTAGGATTTGGTCGCGCTCTTGAGGTGGCCCTTTGGACCGCCGTTGTGGACGCGAGCCAGCGTCTCGACGTCTCCCGCAGCCCACGCTGCCGGAGCGTAGCGTTTCAAATAGGCGGTCGCGACGCGCTTGCTGTAATCCAGATCGGCCACGCGTGAATAGTCGCCCGCCACGCGGCTGTCCGCGTGATATGCTCGGTGAATCTGGAGCGGCCCAAGCGCCTTGCCGCCGTCGCCGAGGATTGGCCCGCGCTTGCCGCTCGTCTCTGCGATGTGCAGAGCGCGGAAGAATGAGGCGGGTGGAGCGGCGTGCGCGGTTGCGCAGAGCGCGATGAGAAGGGCGAGGCGTTTCATGATAAAAAGTGCGCCTTAGTGACTTCGGCGCGGGTCAGGTTTATCACTTTGCCATCCTGACGGAACCATCCTTGAAAGCAGTCACGAGACCCCAAGAGGTTTGGATGTTGACCGAAATAATTGCAGAATCGCTTGAAAACATTTTGTCGGCGACTTCGTGAACTTGGAGCAGTGAGGTGATCATTTTGTTTTGTTTTGGTCGTCGGGTTAATTCCCTCCGATGCGAAAACCCTAAACATCCGCCCCGCGATGTGAAGCCAAATGTGCGCGAAGTATCGCACGCAATCCGTGCGCGTTGATAATCAACGACTTACGTCTGAAGAAAAAACAGACTCAGCGTGGAATCACTACGCGTCCACGGCGTCGGCGAAGACGTTAGATCCGAAGTCGCACGAGACCGGCTCGGCCTTCGCCGCTGCGTAAAGCTGCGCAATCGCCGCGTGCTCGCTCAGCACCGCGTTGCCGAGGTAGAGGTCGAACTTTGCGCCGTCGAGGCGGAGCTTGGCGATGAACGGAGTGAGCGCGTGCTTGCCTGACTGCGCGGCCTGCGCGTTGAGGTAGAGCGCGAACAACGCGACGGCCTCGCGTGTTGACCGATCCCAGCGGTAGGTGATCAGCCGGATGTAATTTCCTGAAACTCCGCTGGCGAGGGTGATGGTTTTTTGAAAGGCCATAAATTAAGTGAAGTCGGTAAACTCGACGCTGAAGCGGTAAGCACCTGCGCCGATGTTTGAGCCGTCGATTGTCGAGACGCGGATGACTGCGGTCACGCTGCTGTTGCCGGCTGCGTCGAAATCGTAAGCGGCCGAGATGTTGCCGTCTGATGCACACTGCGCTATTCCGATGTCGGGCTTCGCGCTGAATCCGCGATTGGTCAGCGATGTCTCAAAAGTTTCCGACGCCGCACCGCCGGCCAAAGTGGCAACGACCGACTCGGAGAAAATCACGTTGATCTGCCGAGTGCTCGCGCCGCCACCGGTCTTGATGCCGGTCGTGCTCACGTCGTCAGTATTGAATTGTGAGACCGTTCCAAGCGGTCGCTTGATCAGCGTGGGGCTGGCCTGCACGCTTCCAAGCGAGGTCCAGTTCGAAGCGACGCCGCTGCGAGAGATGACGCGAGCAAAGCCGAAGCCCGCGGTCGTGCTTAAGACTTCGTAAAAGGCCACTCGCACGCTGCCATTCGCCGGCATTGCTTGGTCGAATAGACTGTTGTTTCCGTCCGAATACCACGACGAACCGTCGGTTGGATCGTTGGTCAAGGCCACCTTTGCCTGCACTCGCGCGATGTCGGTGCTGGCTGCGGCGGTGATCGTCATCCCGACTGCAAACATCGGAATTCTCCCTTGAGAAACGGGTGGCGCAAATTGTCCGTCGATAAACGATGCGGTCGGTGCAGCCGGTAGAATCGTGTTACTCGGCGCGGTCTGACTGAGCAAAGACGAAACGGGCGACAACGCTCCCGAGAACGAAATGCCTCGCGCTGCGAATTGATAAGCCTCGCCGACGGAAAGATCGTCAATCGTGACGGCGTAGGAGACTGACGAGTTGATCTGATTTCCGACGATGAAATCATTCGAGCCTGTTCGCCGATAAAGCACGTCGAGAGCGACCGCGCCCGATGGCAACGGCGGCGCCGTAAGTGAAACGCGGGCGAAGCTCGTGCCGTCCGTTGAGACGTAAACCGTCGTGCTGATCAGCGTCGGAGCGTTCGGCGGCAGCGGCGCAGTCGGGTCAATCGGCCCAGCCGTGATGACCGACGGCGTAGCCTGCACGTAGCTCGTAAAGCCGCTGACGTTCTCAACCGAATCGTAAGCGGTCAGCCAATAGTAATAGGTCGTCCCAATGGTTACGTCCGTGTCCACGAACCGCGACGCGCGAACCTCGGCGATCTTGTCCGTGTTCGCGTTGGCCGGCGTGATTGCCGAGACGTTCCGATAAATGCCATACTCCGAAAAGTCCGGCTCGGTGTTGTCATTCCAGTCGAGCGAGACGGCCTTGCCGGTGCCGATGGCTGCGCTCAGTCCGGTCGGAATAGCCGGCGGCGTCGTGTCCTGCGCGACCGTGATTGAGCCGGCGAGGTAGCTAGTCGAAATCCCAAAGTAGCTCTCGCCGTAAATCCGCACGTTGTAATTCGTGCCGATCTTCACGTCCGAGCTGATGTAGTCCTCGGTCTGTGCGCCCTCGACGGTGTTCCACGTCAGGTATGTCGTGCTCGTGCTCGGCTTGTATTCGATGACAACCGACCCGCCCGACTGGATGAACTCGACCGCTGGCGGCGTCCAGCCAACGCGGATCCGCGGCAAGATCGTGCCGTCGGCCTGCACCAGTTGAGTCGTTCCGTCTGCCGTGAGCGAAAGGTTCGTCGGCGCGCCGAGCGTGAACGGGTCTGGCAGCGTCGTGTTCGGCGAGTCCGGCACGGCGATTTCGTCCGAGACGGTCCACGAGTAAACCGAGGAAGCGGTTTCCCGCAGCGTCATGTCGATGAACACCTGGGGCGGCGTGCCGTCGCTCGCAAAGTTCCACTCCATGACTTCGAAGACCTTCGATGACCAGCCGAGCTTTTCGTTGGTAATCATGACCGTGTCACCGGCCCGGACCTGCATCGCTTCGAGACGGAAGCGAGCCGAGAACGTGATTTCCTCGCGAGCGCGGCGCAGTTCCAGCACCGCGAGCCGTTGCGCGCAACTGGGCGAAGTCGTGAACGGAAGCACCACGTCGCGGAAAAAGACGTTGCCGTTGTCTTGGCTGACGTAGGTGGGCGAGCTGATCGTCGGGAAGTCGGTGACCTGCCACGCGTTCGTCTCGCTCACGTAAACGCCTTTGACCGAGTTCACCCGGTCGCGTGCGCTCGTGCGCGTGACGACGTTTATCGGTCCGACGAAGTTCTTTTCGCTCAGCGTGACGGTTGGGATGCGGTAGCCCGACGCATATGGAACGATGCGGCCCCCGGTGTAGGCGATCAGCCCGCCCATTGCCGAGAGTAGCTTGCCGATGTTCTCGTCTGGCGATGCGCTCGTGACGATGACACCGTTCGCTTGGTAGCGGTCTTCGTAAACCGTGGGAGAAAGTGGAAGGATTTGCACCTGCTCCTCGCAGATGTTCGCCGCGACGCCGAAAGCCGTGTCGTCCACTTCCGCCGAGGTCATGCCCATGCCGAGCGTCGCGTCGGTCAGGTAGTCGCGGAGGCAGAGCGCAGCGTTGGCCGAGTAGCCGGTGTTTCCGGTGCGCGGATCGAGCACCTTCTTGCCGCGAATCACGGCGCTGATGTTTGGTATGCCGCTCGGGAATTTCTCGGCGTCCCACGTCAGCCGCACGTAAAGGTAGGCGATGCCGGAGAGCTTGTGGTCTGCTGTCCAGCGGCCGTCGGTCAGGCCCGCAGTGTCAGCGATCAAATCGGCATCGGCTGTGTCGCCGGGAACGCCGCGCTTTTTGTTCACGCGTGCTACGCCGTTGTAGAATCCGGTCGGCGTGTTGCCGGTGAGCGGCACCAGCTCGTCATTGAAATAAACCTCGTCAATCGCTTCGACCTCGTGGCCGGCGAGCGTGACGACGATGTGCAGAAATTCGTTCTTGGTGCCGGT